CCAACGAACGTGGCTTGGACATCCATGAATGAATAAGTCTTGGACATGGCGGTTTACCCCTTAGCGGTTGGTCTGGATGATGGTGAACACGAAATGCACGGCGCCGGCCAGCTTGAGCGCAATCTGCATCGTCGGGGCGATGCGCGCGGCACGATCGGCCGCCGATTGCGTCGACACGGGCGGGCAGTAGATGTAGAAGCCGTTTTGCAGGAAATCGCCGGTCGACAGCTCGCCGAACCCGTCCGCGTCCCACGTACCCGGCGCGGCCAGGCCGTTCGCCACGGCTTGCGCGCAGCGGGCGGCCGCGGCCGCAATCAGGCGATTGACGCCCGCATCGGTCTGGGGCACCTTGTTGGAACCGTACAGCGTGTTGAAAATCGCCGTCTCAACATCGTTGGCGAGCCAGTCGGTACCCTGGATTTCGTCGATGAAATACCCGGCGGCCGTGACGCCCTCTTGCACGATGGTGGTGTCATTGTTCAGGTGAATGAACACGTTCGCGCGCTTGGTGCGCGCGCTGGCGTACTGCGCGACGGTCATCGTTTCGACGGTCACGCCGGGCTCTTGCTTGAACTTGTACGTAATGGTCGTGTTCGACCCGTTGAAATTGATCGTCGCGCCGCGGCCCATGAGCGAAAACACCGCGTAGGGATTCGAGGACGAGTACTGCACGAACGAGCGCGACAGCGTCGCCGCTTTCAGCACGTAGGCCAGGTCGGTCGTTGCCGTCGAAACAAGGACGTTCGGGTCTTGCGTGGTGAACCCAGCGAAGCGCACGGGGGAGAGCGCCTCGACGACGGCCGCGACGGCGGGCATGTCCGCATCCGCCGCGCCGGTACCCGTGGCCGCGATGCCGACGAAATACCAGGCGTTGGACATTTCCGCCAGCAACGTGACGGCCTCGGCCAGCGTTTCGGATTCGACCCCGTCCACCAGGCTTGCGCCGTCCGTCGCGCGTAGGCCCATGACTTCCGACAGGCTCTCATCGCCGGCCACGACGGCGGGGAATGAGAGCGTCGACGTGTCGCCGGCCGTGGCGCTTTCGATGATGAACCGGCCGCGCACGCTGTCCCACGTGCACGTCGCGGCCGCGGCGAGTTCGGCCGTGATGGCCGCCGCAACGGCGTTGAGGTTGCCCGCCCCGGACAGGTCGATGCCCACCATAGCGGTAACGACGCCGTCAATGGTGAGGGTCAGTTTACCGGCATTGATGGCGGTGAAGTTGGCGAGCGTTTGGTCGGCCGCCGAGAGCGCGCCGCCCAGCAACAGGCCGGCCGTGTCGGTCTGGGCCCAACGGCCGATGTAGAACAGCGAGGGCTTGGGGCTCTGCGCAAAGAACGCGGTGGCCGCCAGGTACTCGGGCATCGTGCTGCCGAAGTCGGCGCCAACCTCGGTCAACGAGCCGTAGGAACGGATGCGCTCGGTCACGTCGATGACTTCGGAACCGCCGACGGCCAGCGTCGCGCCGAAATTGCGCGTCGCGGCCGCAACCGGCGAAAGGTTCACCGTCACATTGACGATTTGCGAGACGGGGTAGCCGGTTGAAATGGGCATTTGCTCTCTCCTAAAAATTACGGGGCCGGGACGGTAAAGGTGCGCTCGAGCGGGGGTACGCCATCGGTAACGATGACACCCTCGGCGGCCACGAGATTTTCGATTCCGTAGGTGCGCGTGAAGCCGCGCGCGAAAAATACGGTGTAGTCATAGCGCCGGAACCACAGGTTATTGATTTGCTCGGGCACTGAGACGATGGGCAATTGGTCCCGGTAGCGCAGGCCGTAGGGGCGGATCGCCTCGAGGTTCTGCGGAAGGCTCAAGCCGTCCCGCATCACGGCGGCGTAGCGCTGGCCGTTGGGACCGTAGAACGAAAACGCGACCTCGACAAGCTCGTGCCGCTGTACCGTGTCGGTGCCCAAGCCGCCTCCCGCCGTCGGGTTGTGCTTGATCGCCGGGCCGGCGTCAGCCTTTTGCGACCGGACGCCCACGGCGGCCCAATTCACGTCCCGCTCGGGCGTCTTGGGCACGACGGTTTGCCAGCGCGGGCGCACAAAGGCGCCGGCAAGCCCCGTAATGCCCACGGTCAGCCCCTGAAACAGGGCGTCGAGTTCGGCGTCCTCCTCGGGCGGCGTGAGGACGGAAGGGGCCAGGTAGCCGCCGGATGCGCTCGTATTGGGCATGTCAGGCTCCCGCGACCGGGATGAGGTCGCACGTCGCGGCCACGAAGCCGGCGCCGAAGTGCGAATAGTCGTCGACGTTGACGACGGTGTACCGCGCGCCCTTCCAAACGACGAGGTCGGCCGGGGTCGTGCCGGCGGGGCCGCCCGCGGTCAGCCGCGTGACCGTGTGGATGGTGATGTTGCTCTCGACCTGTTCGCCCGTCTCGCTGCGCGTCATGCGCGAGCCGTCCGCCGCGCACACGACGCCCGAGAACGCCGTCGTGGTTTCCGCGTCAGAGGCGATGCCCCCCGCGCTCACGGTTTGCACGTTGCGCACGTAGGAGAGCCCCGACGTTTCGCAAAAGTCGGGGTCGGCCAGGATGTCGGAAACGTCGAGGAGGGCCATTACCGCACCACGTAGCCAACGGAGTTGCGAAACTGCCCCGAGTCGATCAGGGGCTTGGCGGAAGCGGTCGACGGCGCGTTGCCGGCGGCGCGGCTGGCGAGTTCGGCCCGCGCGCCCTTGCTGCCCCGCTTGCCGCGGCGCGCCCGCGCGCGCAGCGTGGCGTCGGACAGCGGGGTAAAGTCGCCACTGTTGATCTTGGCGCGCACGGCGTTTTGCGCCGTCAGCCCGGCGCGCTCGAGGTTGCCCGCGATGGCGCCCGGCTGACCGCTGAGCGCCGCTTTCGCCGCGCCCCCGAGTTCGGCCGCGACTTCCGCTTGCACGTCCTTGACGCCCGGCACGAGCCACGGGCGGGCGGGGATGTTGGCCGCGGGGCTACCGTTCTCCATGATGTAGCCGATGGTCGCGTTATTCATCGGGTCGCCCTCGCGCGGCGCCTTGGTCTGGGGGATGCCCACGAGCACGTCCCGCGCCACTAGGGCGCCTATGCCTTTGGTGACGGCGGCCAGCTTGTCGACGGTCATGGCGGCGCCGCTTTTCATAGCTGCATGCCCCCGGCGCCGAACAGGCGCGCGAGCTGTAGGAACTGAATGCCGTAAGTCGACAGGTTCCAATACGCGCCATTGGTCAGCGAAATATTGCTCACGTCATAGCCCGCCGATACCTTGTCGACAGCCTTTGACGTGAGCACCCCGACGCCCTGGCCGGGAATGCCGCCCCCCGCCGCGGCCGCAACGTTGCGGCGCGCGACGGTGAGTTGATGGCATACGAAAAGCTCCGTGGCTTGGTCGAGCATGTCTTGCCACACGTCCGCGCGCAGCAACTTCCCCGCGACGACCAACCAAAAGTCAATCGTCGCTGTAGGGTAGTTGGGCACGCTCGCGAACTCGACAAAGTCGGTTCGGATTTGTGCAGCGGTGACGGCCACGGGGTTGCCTTACTTTTTGCCGGGGGTCGACTGGCGAGCCTTGGCGAGTTCGGCGCGCAGGTTGCCCGCTTCGGCTTGCGCCGCGGCGAGCTTGACCTCGAGCGCCTTGAGCCGCTCGTCGGGCGACTGGTTCAGGGCCAGGCGCAGGCCGTCCAGCTCGTCGGCCTGGCCGCGCACCGTCGCGAGCGCCTCGTCGCGCTCGCCCTCGACCGTGGCGACACGGGCTTTCAGGGCCGCGACTTCCGCCTCGTGCATCGTGGCCGCCTCGCTCGCCGCGATGTCGCTGTCGGGGCGTTCCGTGGTGTGCAGCTTGACCCACGGGTGCGCGGCGTACTCGGCATCGAGGCGGGACATGCCCGCCGGGATATCGAGGATGCCGGCGACGCCAACGGTCGGCTTGCCCGTGTTGAGCTTGAAGCTCTTGGGGGCGTAGACGGCGACTTTGCCGTCGCCCTTTTTTTCGGTGGTCATGGGCGGTCCTTAGATGCCGTCGCGGTAGGCGATGGTTTCCGGGTACACCGTCTCGACCTGGCCGAGACGGCCGTAGTAGGTCGTGATCTGGCGCAGGCTGCGGTATTCCATCGGCGTGCGTTGCAGCGGCACCAGCGGGAAGCGCACGAACTGTTGCCGCTTGGTGTAGGCAACCATCCGGGTCGAGGCGCCCGCGCCGGCCGTCGGCAACCACTTGAGGGGCTGGATGTTGAGCGGCGTGCCGTTGGTGGCGGTGCTGATGTTATTCATCACCAGGTATTGCAGGATGCTGATGTTCCCCGCATCCGACACGATGTTGCCGACGATGTAGGCATATTGCGCCGGGGGCAGCCGCAGCTGGTCCGGGCAAATCGCGTAACCCGAGGCGGCCCATGCGCTCGTGAGCAACTCGTTCACGTCGGCCAGGATTTCGGCCACAGTGGCGCCGGCCGCCCAGCCGCCATTCGTTGCGTTCGCCACGTTGGTGACGAGGGCCGCATTGACCAGGCCCGTCATGCCGAGGGCATCATCGCCGATGTAGACCTGTTCGTCGACATCCATGTTGTACTTGAGCTGCATGCCCTCGTACTTCTGCACGTCGACCGGGCGCCCGAGCTGTTGCGCGCTGGCGAGTTCCGGCAGCGTCCAGCCCAGCTGCATCGCCCACAGGGGCAGCGGGTTGGCCGTCTTGCCGATGTCCAGCGCAATGCCGGTGATGGCGTCGGCGTTCGTGCCGGCCCATGCCTTGCCCGAGCCGGAAATGCCATTGGCCGCGCCAAACGTGCTGTTCGTGTAGGAGCTGGTTTCGTCGCCCATGCTCACGTCGCTGCGTAAGTCGATGTCGCGGCCCCACGTCACCGACGCCAACGGCATATGCAGCGTTGGGTCGAGGCGCTCGAGTTCGCCCACGAGGAAGGCGCCGGCCGAGTCGATCGTCGCTTGGTCGAAAGTCATGAGCCCGTCATGCGTGCGGCGCACGCCGCGCGAACGGCCGGGCCCGGTGTGGCTGGCGGGGGCTTTGCCGGATTGGATGATGCTGGCCAGGCTCGGGCGAGCGAGTTGGAGATTGAGTTTCATGGTTCGTGCTCCTCAGATGTTGTAGGCGATTTCGACGTTGCCGTCGGCGTCGGCCGCGCTCATGAACTTCGCGCCCGTGATGACTTCGCAGTCGCCGCCGTCCGCGGCCGCTTCGATCCCGCCGATGGGCTGGCCGACCGCGGCGTCGATACAGCGCACGTAGACGGCGCCGTTCAGAGCCGGGACGCCCGCGTTGCACTTCACGGTCATGTAGCCGCGGCGCAGGATGTCGGCGGGCAGGGCGTTGGCGGCCGGGACGCTGGTGCCCAGCGGGTCGGAGGCGTTCGCGCCTTGCGTGGGGTAGGGCCGCACGAGGAAGCCGTACACGAGGGCGCCGTCGTTGGCGGCCGCGACCGGGATGAACTTGCCGGCCACGATCTTGCCGGGGACGCCGTAGGAGGGGAAGGGCAGCGAGCTGTTTTTCGCCTGCGGTTCGACCGTGGCGACGGCTTGCCGGGAAATGTCGCCCGGCACCCCTTGCGGCATACGCGTGAGAAATGAGGTCATGAGAATTGCTCCGAAGTTGAGGGGGACGGGCTTACGCCTTGCCGTAGAACTTGGCGTTTTGCGCGTTTATCTCGGCGGGCGTCACCGTCCGGCCGAAATCCTTTGTCGTGCGGGGCGCATCGTGGCGGCCGCTCGTATTGTTGGCGATGCGCGCGACCTCGACGGCGGCGTTGAACAGCGGGCGCAGGGCGTCGACCGTCAGGGTCTTGAAGTCGACGCCGGCCACGATGGGGGCGATGACCGGGCCGGTCTTGGCGTCGGCGGTCGCCTTGACCAGGGCGCCGCGCATGATGCGCCCGGCGAGCCCCTTGGTCTTGACGGCGTCGCCCGTGGGCACCGCGGCGCCGGGAGTGAGGATTTCCACGCGCGACATGAGCGCAACCAGGCTGTCCCCGGTCATGACCTCGCCGCCGTCCAGCTTTTCGGCTTCCTGCGCGGCGAGCGCGACCTCATCCTCGGTCGGCGGCTTTTTCTCCTCTTCCATCGCGTCCTTCACGGCCTTGGCGATGACCGCGGGCAGCCCGTCGACGGTCTTTTGCAGGGCGTCGCAGGTTTTCTTGACCTCGGCGACATCGTCCTTGGTCGCCTTGTCGTCGTCCTCGTCCTCCTCGTCCCCGGGGCCGTCGGCGTCCTTCATGGCAGTGCGTAACGCCTTGGCATCGCGCTTCATGAAAGCCGCGGAGGCACGATCCCACCACGTCGAGGCGGGGGCTTTGGGGGTGGGTTTCGACATGATGATTTCCTCGTCTTTGATTGCACAACGGGAGCCGGCTCGCCCCCTCTCGACTAACGCAACGTGGTTGCCCACGATGTTGAATTGGCGCCCGACGCCGGGCTCAAGTTGCTCGTACTCAGCGTCGTATCCGCACGAGACCTGCATTGGCGCGCCTTTGCTCTTGGCCGCCTCGATTGCCGCGATGGCCTCCGCGTCGGTGATGAGGAGGTCGGCAAAAACATAGTCATCCTCGATCCCGGCGCCGCGCCGCACGTTCGTTGCGGTACCGACGGCAACCTCGCGCCAGCTCGCCGGGTCGACCTTGTCGTCGGGGTGCGTGAGCGTCACGGGCTTGCCCTCGAAAGAGCTGAGCGTCTCGGGGCGGAACACCTGATCCGGCTCGCGCATCACGCGGATAACGCCGGTTGGCGTCGGGTCGATCGGTACTTCGGTGCAGGCGTAGAGCTGTTCCCCGGTGCGGGCGATGGGGACGCTTTCGCAGAGCAGGTAGCCCTCAGGCGTTTTGCTCTGGTTCGCGCTCAACTCCTGCACGGTGTAGAACTGCCCCATTACCGGGAACCCCTCTTGATTTGTCGCGTATTGTGCACGAACTCAGCCATAACGCAAATTCTCACTTTTTATCGAGCTTGGGCAGGATGACGCGCGGCCAGCACCGGCAGTTAGGAAAGCCCCCCGCGTGGCCGGTCATCTTGTCGAGAACCGGAGGCTTGTCCCAATCCACGATCTTGCCTTGCATTTTCTTGTGCGAGGGCCTCACGTCGCCATCGCGAGAGGTCTCCCAAACGTACCCTTGCGAGCCAACCGCCAGGGCGCGCGCTTGCGTCAGGGTCGAGGCCGTGCGGGCAACTTCGGTGCGGGCAATGAGCATGGCGCGCGATTCGGACACGTCGCCCGAGCGCATTATTTCTTCTTTGATTTCCTTCGCGCGCGCGCCGTTCTCTAACGCCTCGACGGTCAGCGTGTGCACGCGTTGTGCGGCGTCGATCGGAAGCGAGCGGATCAAGTCGACCTGTTCGGCCAGGAGGGCGAGCATGGTATCGCCGATGGGCGTCTCGGTGACGGTGCGCACCACGCCCGCGGCCATGTCTTTGCCCAGTCGCTTCCACATGCGCAAGTCGGACGTGTCGACTGCGGCGAGCATCTTTTGCGCGGTGCGCGCGGCCCACGGCTTGAGGAGGTCGGCGTACTCGCGCAACAGCTGTTGAATCGTAGGCACCGTCGATGGGTCGCCCGGCTCGTAGGCGCGGATGATGGCGCCGACCTGGCGCGCAACCCCGCGCAGGGCGGCCGCATACGCGCGCTCGGCCGCCTTGGTGTTGACCGGGTTGCGCTCTTTTTTCACGCGTCGTTGTTCGTCGGGTCGGCGGGGTCGGTCGTTGTGCCGCCTGTGTCGTCGGGTGCCGCGCCCGGCGCGCCGGGGGGAGCATTGAGCGGCAAACCCGTAAGGGGGTCAACAAGGCCGCCAGCCCCGGGCGGGGGTTCCTCCTCTGCCTCCGCGATCATTTCGTCGGTGATGTTCGACCACATGCCGGTAACTGCGGACGCCTGGCGCAACTCGCGCAAGGCAACGTCGCGCCCGACGATGCCGGAATCAAACGCCCCTGTGATGGCCGTTGTGACCGCGGTACCCGTCGTCGCGCGTTCCGTGTCCGACTGTTGCCACAGGGAATTAAAGTCGATGGCAAAATCATCCGGCGGCGCACGGCCGAACGTCGAGCGGTATCCCAGCTCGTAAATTGTCGTCACGGGGTTGCGCAGCTCTTGCTCTTGTTGCTGGCTCACGTTGTCGTAGTAATTGCGGATGTCGCTCTCGCCCGTGGCGCTCAGCCCCGCGGGGCTCTGGCCGAACAGGCGCACCAGGGGGATGCCTGTCGCGCCGCTGATCTGTTCGCCGAACTGCGCGAGCACCGCGTCCAGCCCCGAGAACGTGTAGCTTTGCGCCTCGAGCGTGTCCTCGGAGTCGATGAGGGTAAGGCCCTCGTTCGACTGGAATTTGCGGATCATGTCGACGCTCGAGGTCAACCCCTCCAGCGCCTTGCCGCCCGTCGCGATGATGTCGCGCAGTCCCTTGACGGCCAACACGCGCAAGTGTGCTTTGAACACGAGCTGCGCGGTGCCTTGCGTCGTGCTGTCATAGGCGATGAGCCGGTCGATGAGGCGCTCGATAACGGACTGCCCCCACCCGTTCTCCGCGTTGCGTTGGTAGTACGGCAGCTCGACGCCTTCCAGCCGCACGACGCGCGAGTAGTGGATTTTCATGGAGCGCATGCCCATGTTGTCGCGGATCGTGGTGTAAAACTTGGGCTTGCCGTAATCAGGGCCGTAGTCCGTGACCCACTCATCGAACAGCGGTTGCAACATCCAGCGATCCAGAGGCAGCACGCCCTTGAATTGGCCCTTGCTGACCGTGTCGAGCCGCAAGGGCGTCTCGCTGCGCTGGCCGTCGACCATGAGGAAGCCGACGGCGCCGCCATACAGCCGCGCCCACTTCGCAACGTCGAGGAGCCCCTTCCATACGCGCAAGGCGGTCATTTCGCGCTCGAGCTTTTCGATGTCGGTAGGTTCGATGGCGCCCTTGACGGTCACGCCTTCGCGGGTCATGTCGATTGCGATCGCGTCGACGGCCTGGCCGGCGATCCATGACGAGCGGTAAATGCTCTCAATCATGAACCGGTTACGGCTCGTGAAGTTGGGGGTGTAGATGGTGCCCGACATCATGTTGTCGGTGCCGAGCCCGACGCGGGCCATGAAATTCTGAATGCTGTCTTTCGTCGACAGCGGCCCCGCGCTGGCGGAAGCGGTTACGCGTTTCGGCATGAGTCGGCCCTCGTTATTGGGGCAGATTATGCGGGAACTCAGCAATAAGGCAAAGGCGGGGGCCGCTGGCTGTCGGCGTCTTGGGGCGAATCTAAGTACGCTCGCCGCGCACGAGTCGGCCCCCGCGAAGAGAGCTTAACCTAGATCGCGCGGAAAGTCGTTGCGTACTGGCCGCCGACCTCCAACGTCCCCGAAGAGTCGCCCGGAAGGTACGAGGAACTCGCGCCGCCGTCACCGGGGTAGATCAGGCAGCCCGCCTGGCCGTAGTAGCGCGGGCCGGTCGCCGTGCCGGTGATGGAAGGCGTCGCGATAAAAACGTAGATCTTGCCGGCGCCCGTGTAAATGAACGCGCCCGACATCGCAGGCGTTCCAACCAGGGTCAGCGAAGCCATTTCCAGTTGTGCGCTGGCCGCGGTGTACGTTTGAAGGAACGCAAAAAAGTTCCCTTCGACCGTGATGTTGGCGGTGTATGGAATCTGAATGAACCCGCCGTAATACAGGTTGAGGATGCTGTCGTTCCCCGCGCTCTTGAATCCCATGTCCCCGAGCGTGACCGATGCGTGCCCTGTTACGGTAAGCGCACTCGAGTAGTCGCCGGCCGGCCGGTTGTCAATGGTCATGTCCTGCATGTGCCAGTACGCCAACGCGCCACGCACAACGACCGCGCCGTCGGCGACAGCCGCCGGGGCTTGCAAGATCGTGGTACCGACGCCCGCGCCGACAATGCGCGCTTGCCGGGGGACCATCCCGTTGAAATCACTAATCAAAGGCGCCGCCCCCGTCACGTCAACCAGGCTCAGGGCCTCGGTGAACGTCCCCGCGCCGACGCTGCACACGGCCGTGATGCTCGGGTTCCCGCCGAGGTCCAAAGTGCGTACGATCGTGTCCGCGCATTTGCCCACCGTGAGGAACGCCGTGCCGGTTGTCGTGCCGCTGTTGGAGTCGCTGCCCGTCGTGCTCACGTAGTAGGTGACGGACGAGGTCAGCAAGGTGCGCCCGCTACCCCCGCCCCCGCTGCCGTTCGCTGCGGCCGTGATCTGTCCCTTGGCGTTCACCGTGATATCGGCGTTCGTGTAGTTGCCCGCTGTGACGCCGGAAGGACTCAGTACCGTCGACGTACTGCCGTAAACGGTCGTGACATCACCGCTCAAGGCGGGGAAGGGCGACGCCTGCATCGCTCCCGTGGCCGTCGGGTTGGGAGTGACGGTTTGCGCGAGCGCGCCGGCCGCGAAGAGAACGGCCGCCGGGAGAGCTGCGGAGAGCTTGCGAATCATGATCAGTACCCCGCCGTGATGCTGACCGTCGCGCCCGTGCCACTGATTGAGGTCACATTGGCGCGCAACCATTGATAGCGGTCCGAGCTGGTGAATGAACCGCTCGAGTCCGTCGTCGACAGCACCAGGGTGATTGTGCCGAGCGTGCTCCATGACAGGCCGCTGTTTGACCCCTGCACCACAACCGTCGCGGCGCCTGCGCCCGCACTCGTGGTGCCGTGCGCCTCATAGGTCTTTTGCACGTCCAGCCCGCGCACCGCGGCGCCGGCCGCAGCCGTCGTGGCGTTGGTGAGGATCGGCATTGCCGACGTTCGCAGGGACGGGGACTGCGCCAGCGCTCCGAACACGCACAGCACGGCGAGGAAGGGAAGGATCAGGCGTTTCATGGGGCTGCGCTCCGGTCGTTGGTGATGCGGGGCATTAT